TTAATGCTTATAAGCTGAAAATGAAGTATCAATTCCAAGAACATAAAACGTAGTCTTATAGATTTTTCCTATAACTCTTCCTTTTTTTCCACCGAGTCTAAATACCCAAAAGCCATCTAAACATTTATCAAATCTTTTAGAGCTAACAAAATCAGGATGTATATGCATCTGTCCTTCCAGTTCATCTAGCCTCTCTAATCCTTGATCTCTATGGCGGTTCATAATAATAGTAAAATCATCTTCAGATAAAATCATCATTTTTGAAAGTAAAGATATTTTGTCCGCCTTTTGCATACTATTTCCATAATAAGAATATTTTTTATCCTTACTTATAAAGGAAAAGTTAAAAGCCAGCCTTTGCGGCTTTATATTCTTTAAAATAACTTCATTTTTATAAATTGGTTTACCGTTATCAATTTTAAGTGTCATGATTATTACTCCCTAGACACTTTAAAATTTTTATCAAAGAAATCCTTTATCAAATCGTCTGCTATAACATCGCTCTGTTCGGTTTCTTTCCAAGGACGTTCTTCATGTGTTTTACGTACCAAATCACTCGCAGACATGTTTCCCATTGCCTCGTTAACAGCTTCAACAATTTCTGCTAGCCTTTCGTCACTATTAACTTCCTTAAAATCAGCTAAGTCTTGCTCTGAGATTTCTCCAACTATTTCACGTTGCCCAATATATTTATCATGAACCTCTTGAATTGCTGGTCCCCAACGCCAAGCTAAAATATCATTATCAAATGCTCGTTCATCATACAACTTCAAATACAATCCCTGTACATAGTACAGTAACTTCATAACCTTCATTTGCGTTAATTCTTCTGAAAAGTCATATTTTCTTAAATCTGCGGAATTAGTTACCCTAAACCAATTAACAATTTTTAATACGTTGATAATTACCACCTCCAACTACCAATACTAATTGAGTAGACCAATAAAATGTCAACTAATTTTATAGCTTAATGATACGATATAATACAAACTTATACAAACTTAAAAATGATGAATAAATACTAAACCTCAATTAAATGAACATTTATTATTCATTATTACAATCTATATTGTTTGTATACCAATTAAAAAACCTCCACCAAAAAGGTAGAGGTTAAAAAATACTTCCTATATTAATAGTTACTATTGTCGTTAATACTAATCTGTAACCGATCCAGTGGTTCACCTAACATTCCAGCAAAGCTGTCGTACCCAGCAACTGAACCATTATCGGCGCATGTTCCGAGGTAACCAGCACGCTGTGTAGTTTGTGAACGATAGTAGGCTTGTTGGTAAGTCTCACCTTTTGGTGTGGTGTAGTACATTTGAACACCGTCAATTGTGTGACCTTTAATACCAGCTACACCGTTGACCGTATCGTTCTTGTTGCCCTTGTGTACAAAAGGTAACCATCCATCTTCGATTGTGTGAACGCGATACATGAGTGAACCATGGTTAACCTTGATATATAGCATATCGTGCTTGCTATTAGGAACTCCAGCAAAACCATTTGATCCATAGTTAAAATCTTTGACTGGGCTTAACCATTGTTTGCCCTTTTGGTGTAAGGCATAGGTTACGTGAACAGCTTCCTTTTTTGCTTGTCTCACTGGTCTATTATGCTTGTTTGGTTTTGGAGTTGGATTTACGTTGTTACCACTTGAACTAAAACCATATTTAACATCGTGCGCAAATTGAGCTTTAGTAACACCATGGCTAGCAAGGTATCCATAAGGATCAGTATGGTCGCCCCAAACGTGATTGGTTACCCAAAGATGTGACTTTACACCTCGCCATGCTGAACTATCAACATCGGTCGGAATGCCATATTTAATTGCGCTTGAACGTAGTAAGTTAACATAAGCTACATAATCTTTGCGGAATTCTGCGTTATCGTATGTTTGCGCTAACTCAACTTGAACAGGTGCGTTTGCATTAGCCCATGCACCAGCGCCCCATGCTTGATACCCCTCGGCACCAACTCGGTAAATCTTACCACCATCACCAACAATGTATTGAACGTAAGCACCTGCGTTGTACCACTCACGATTTTCATAAATTGCTACATTTTTAGCAGGAGCATATACGGCTGTAGCATGTGCAATAATTACATTGTTATTGGTTCGTAATGATGAACCTTGGCTTGAGTTCAAAGCGTAGCTGTTATCGATTGTGCTTGCTTTAGCATTTTGACCTCCAACCACCGCAAACGAAAAGGCTGCTGCAATCGCAACAACCCATTTTAACTTATTTTTTAGATTCAACGTTATTATCCCCCTTTGGATTATTTACAAGTGTTGTATCACTAATTACCCCTAACATCCCTAGGATGGTTAGCACAGTATTAATAATCCCTATAACGTTTTGCCAGTCAACTGGATAATTGTAGCCAAAGGCTACCATTAATTGTTGAACCAAAACGATTAGTAAACTAATTAATCCTGCCCATAACTTACCATCATGCCAGTTTATATTTTTAATATTCTTCATTAATATTTTCTCCCTTTCCGTATTTTATCGCGTAAATCCTGAATCCTTTCGTGGTGGCGGTCTAACCGCCGGTCGTGTTCGTCTACTCGCTTATCTAGCTCCGCAATACTAACCCTTATTTCTCTTAGATTATCATTGAGAGTTTTAAAATTTTTGTTTAAATCTTTTATGTCGTCTTGAAATGGACCAAAAACGACGTACTTTAAAAGTAGGCTAACCATACCTGCCATAAAAAGAATGATAGTTGTGATTGATGCCCACTCTCCCCAAGACAGCCCTAACAATACATGCAAGATATCATCTTCTTTCTTTTAAATTGTTAGACTGTTTGTTCAGTACTTTGAACAGAACCTGATTCTAGGCTATCAGATAAGTTATCAGCTACCGTTTGAAAGTCATTCCGATCTTTACGTACTTCAGCCTTGTTATTTTCGTATAAGTCTGGACTTGTAATTTGTGTAGATACCGATGTGTATGATAATCCTTTAGATACTATAGTCGAGAATGTTGCTGCCTGTACACCATTAATCGTTGATGTGCCAGTTAATGAAATACTTTGATTAGTTGATAATGCCATGATTGTTTTCCTCCTATTTGTTTTGTTCTGATAGCATAACTTTGTATGATGCTACTTCTACTTCTAATTGGTTAACACGAGCTAAACGACTAGATGCCAGTTCTTGTAAAACTTTATTATTACGTTGTTCCGCCTCTAGTTGATTTTTTAATTCTTCAACTTCGTTTTGTTCATTTTTGTTACTTTTCACTAGTTTGTCCTCCTAAGTTATTAATTAATTTATCTCCGATAACTTTTACTAAGTCAAAGAAATTAGTTTTTAAGAACTCGTCTTCACTTAGTAAAATAAATCCCTCTGTATGCGTTCCGTCTGGGAAAGAACCTGTATAACCGATTTTTCGTTTAGTTGAACCATTTCCTAAATCATCATTGTTAGCAAGGGTGATTGTTGTTATCTGTAAGTCATTCATTTGTTTGCTCCCTCCAATTTACTTAATCTTAATTCATATTCATTTACTTTATCGTTTAATCTTCTAATGACAGATAAAAGTGGAATCCATGCTCTGTCGTATTGAATACCCTCTATTTCATGGTTCTTACCATAACTAATAAACATATCCAAACCAGCATCTCTTAATTGTTCAGCAATGAGACCATAATATTTATCAATTGAAGATTTTTCTCTTTCTTCTCCTGTGTTTAGCTGCTCTGCGTACGAATCTACAGCACGTTTATCGTTCCACGTTGCCAAGTGTACATTTAACAATCTGTCACCCAAGGTTGTTTCAATATCCGGATTTTTAATGTTGTACTTATACTTCGAGGCAGAAGTTGATCGAACTAGATGACCATTTGAAGTGATATTGACATTTGCCGCTCCACTCGTTGTAGAGTTATATATGAAGTCACTTAAGACGGCTTCATTTCCAGCATAAGACCCAACCTGTAACCCGTAATGGCTACCATTGCTACCAATTTGTAGACGCAATTCTCCATTGCTTGGTCCAATATACTTAGCAAACACACTAGGAGCTTGAACTTGAGAAGTTTGTAAAACATTGCCTAAATAACTAGCAGTACCATTTCTTGATGTGTAGTAATAACCCGTCGGGTCTATATAGGTACGCTCTGCAACGTCAGCGTTATTTTGTTTGAATAAATCTTGTTTGATATATCCAGGGCCAACCTCTGTCCATTGGGAGTTATCAATTCCAGCTTGGAAGGTGTAATTATCATTCATTCCACCCCATGTGTTATTAACATAGGTTTGCATACGTCCTTTGGATTGCAAAACTCCATGGTTAAAAGTCAATGTTCCTTTATTCTTTTTTGGTAAGAACATCGAAGTAGGTTGTGTGTAATCAAAATCTTCAGTGAACGTTCCGTTAAATCCGAGGTCGAGTTCTGGAGTGATCAACGTACTAGCATTCAAGTTAACCGCCGTTAATGTTTTAGTATTAATACCGTTCGCAATTAAGTCGTCAACATTAATTTGACTGGCAGTAATACTGCCAGCAATAATCTTATTACCGTCCAGATTCGATATCTTGGCATCATCAATAGCTGCGTTCGCAATTTTAGCGTTATTGATCGCACCATTTGCAATTTGTGCTGTATTGATAGCTGCATTAGCAATCTTAGCTGTACCAATAGTTCCATCTAAAATGCTTGTATTTCCACTAAAGATAATTTTGTTAGCATCTAATAAAATCGTATTGTCGTTAATATTAACTTGAGATGAAGAACCGTTCGCATTGGCTACTTTTAAGTTGATATTGTTAATGGATTCTGTAATTTGCGATGTTACATCACTAGAATTGGCTTTCAGGCTAATTGCATTATTAATCTGGTCTATTTCTGTACTTGTAGCTGTATCTGCTGGATTAGGACACCAATCAGTTGCTATAGCACCTTTTTCTAGCTTTTCACTGTTAAATACCACCGTCTGCGAATCAAGCGGGTGGAGTAATACCATATGTGCCATGACAAAAGCTGTATTTTCCGGAGCTATCGCTGTAGTTTTTCGCATGCCAATATCTTTACCCGGAACATTAACAGAAGTTAAAATATGATTTTTACCGCTGTCGAAAAACTGGATCTCTGGGTAACAATCAAATGTCGTACTTTTAACGATTGTGGAATACGTATAGCTTTTACCCGGAGTTGCCGGAATTGATATGGTTGTGCCATTACTTGACTGGCTTCCGACTACCCACCCAGAACCGGACATAGTATAGTCTTGTGTATTGCTTGTACCGGTTAATAAGTTTGTACCCACAGCGCTGTTTTGCACCTGCGTCTGAACAGTTTCTAAGGTGCTGCTGACTTCAGTAGACGACGCTTGTAAAGTGCCAATATCAGTAGTCTGCTTACCGAGAGTATTATTGACTTTTGTAAACTGACTCTTAAATCCACTTGAATCAGCTTTCAAGTCGTTAATGCTTGTTGTATGCCCATCAACCGTACTCTTAACACTTGAAATAGTTCCGTTAATTCCATCAGCAGTCATTTTAATCTTATTTTGCGCCCAATCTTGAGTGGCATATCCATTAAGGTCGGTCTTAGTCAGTTTGGCGGCTAGGCCGCTCTGTAACTCAGCAATGGTCATAGTTGAACCATCTGTTAACGTCTTATAACTCTGACTAACCGCCCCAGCAATTTGCTTAGCGTCTTTAGAATCTTCCGCGGCAGAGGATGCCTGTGCAACCGCAGAACTAGCACTAGATAAAGCATTATTTGCTGAACTTTGAGCTTGTTCAGCGGATGTTTTAGCATCAGAAATATCACCATCGAACTTTTTGGTAGCTTCATTTAATTGGTCAATACTAGACTGAGCCTTTTGTTGAGCGGTAGATGCGTCTGCTTTTGCTTGAGTGGCGTCTGTTTGCGCTTGTTCAGCGGACTTTTTAGCTTCCTGCCCGAGTTCTTGTGCTTCCTCACCAGCTTGTTTTGCATCGTCTCCAGCCTTTTTAGCATCGTCTGCTACTTGTTGAACCTTGTTTACAAAAGCTTGAGAAGCATTCTTGTCTGCCGTGGCAAACGCTGTAAATACGCTATCTAAAGCACCCCTATCTACAGTTGAAGTTCTATTCATTTCTTTGAACAGTGGAGTTATAAAAGCCGTTAAATTATTCATAGCGGTTTCTAATTCCGTTGTTGGTAAATCAGCGGATTGTAACTGTGATGTATCAATTGTATAGAGCTTTAAATCTTTGTCATATTCTTGTTTTAGTTTTATCTTTTCGCTGGGAGTAAGTTTGTTGTCGCTATTGATGTCATTAACATTACCTGCCACTTCGTTTGCTGTATCTTGTGCATTTTCACCAATACGAGTGCTTTCATCAATACTTATACTACCTTGTCCGATTGAACTCATGCTGCATCACCTTCCTCCCCGCTAGTGTCTTTATCGATATAATTCTTTTTATCACCGCTATCGTCACGTACATTTAAACGAGTCTTGAACAGTGTTCTATGAAGATAGGTGACGTTGTTTTCTCTGGTTAACATACCAAAGCCTTGAAGTACGTAAGCCCCATCTTTATCGTGATAATAGCCGATTGTTTCGGGTTCAAAAAAGTTATCTACCCATTTATCCCCGAATGTTTCAATCAAGTTCTCACGACGAAAAACTTCCGATTCCGTAACAACATTAATACAACTTAGAATTCTAGGATCTTTCTTGTTTGCATCCCCCGAATTAATAAACATATAAGGAAAATGAATGTCATTAGATTGCATGGTGTTGAAGTTTGGTTGCGTATTGCCTACAGGATTAAAACCAAATTGCTGAATTTTAAAGCTGTAAATGGCATTCCACTTTCCAGCAAGTAAATCATCGATTTTCAATACTTCAACAGGTCCACCTGCCATAACTGATAACACCCAGCCTTGCTCAAAATCACAAGAAATCCGTCTAAACCAATGACCGTCTATTGAGGGAATTTTAGCGAGAACTTCTACTCCGTTACCTTGGTTTACAACCGCATTAGGTGTCCACTTAAACCTACCTAAGGAAATATTGCCACCTGCCGTGTTAGTAGACAACGTCCATATCTCTGGCACACCATCAACTAAATGTGCTCCGAAACTGCTACCGTGTCCACCGCCTTGTACGACCATAGAATCGACGTACGTGCCGTCTAACTTAAAGCGATGATATTTAGTATCATCTGCATTAGAACGATTGCCTTTTCCTTTTGTACCTTCTGTATATGCAACTGAAGTAATTAGCATCTGGTTGACTTCGTCATACCATTGGTATTGAAATGCACCTGCAATAGGGTCGCCCCAATGATCTTTTGGTAAATCTACCCGTTTTTTGTCGAAAAAAAGAGAGTTATCAATACTGATTGATAGCTCTGCTTCGGTTTTTAAGTAGTCTCCTTCAATGGTGCAGGTAATATTACCTACGTCGCCATCATCAAGAGTTACCTGATAACCGTCGTCTTTATGTTTTTCTTCCCAAACTAAGTCATGAACACCAGTTACAGCGTTGGTTTTAGACCAGATAAAGGCTGATTTACTCAGGTAACTAGTTAAATTAGTACCGTCTACAAACACTCTAGCAATGATTGTCTTGCTATGGTCTTCTTTACTCCAACTCTTTCCAGTTGGTGTAATTAACTGAACCGATGCCGTCTTTTTGCCGTTGCGTAAATCGTTAATTAAATCTCTTACTTTATTGTCAATATCGTTCTGTATTTGTCGGATAATACTAGGAGTTACAACTTGTAAGGTTACAAACTCGCCTACAATAACCTTATTCTGGTTAGGGTCAGCTTGTGAGATTGTTCGTTGAATTACACGGCTTTTCACGCCTGCCTCTGGTGACATTTTCGGGTCTAAAATTCGAATCGTATCACCTAAACCAGCTTTGAAATTATTGCTTAAAGTAATTTCATAGTTAATACGTGGATGATTGAACTTCGGCAACACTTGCGTTTTAGCCCATTCTTTTAAAGAACTTAAATTGGCAATAGTACTCGATTGTACCGTACCCTCTAGGAAATTAGCACCGTCAATATTTAAGACACCAGACGAATACAAGTTGTTAGCTTTTTCGTCTTCTATATATCCCTTTCCGCCGTTAACAGATTCAATTCCTGTACCATTAACGTTGTAAGGATATAAGCGAGTAATTAAATTGGCGTCCGTGGTTTTACGTTTCATGTCAATTAAATCATCACCAAAGCGGATTGTACGACCATCATCGACACCTAATTCATTAACGAAGTCGATTCTTTTTTCAACAATTTGACCAGCACTATTAAAAAGCACATAAGCATCAATTTCACAATTGAAAGTTTTACAGATGTTCTGTAATTGTGATTGAGCATTATCCATACCACTAATCGTAACGCCTAAAGCGTCTCCCGAATAATCAATCTCACCCGCTACCCAGCCTGTTCCCTCTAAAAGAGCACCTACAACTTGCTTTAAATAAACATCTCCAGCACCATCATCCCAACTCGAATCGTTATTATTCCATGCATTAGTTTTTGTGTGAAGCATGTCCCAAATGGATAAATTTATACCAATTGCACTCTTGTAGTGAACTCCACTTGGTGTGAATCCATCATCAATATCAGTTATTCTCATAACATACCAGCGACTGTTAGTCGGGTCTTGGTAAGCGAGAGAACTACCAATCACTATCTTGTCTGTATCTGGGTATCCATAAGGAATATTAATAGAATTGAGTGTATGATTCCAATTCTTTTGGTTAGTTTGACTTGCGCCAACGTTGTAACTAACTGGAACATCCGATGGCGTGATGTCAGCGTCTTGGTCGGCAATTTGAATACTTACCTCGTCACCCCAAAAAGGAGTTCCACCCTCGTTAGAAAGTGAACCAACTCTTTCAAGGTTTCTATCTAAAATTACATACAACTAAAAGCCCTCCTTTCTATAAATAAGTTGGTCGATAGGTCATTTCGATATCGACTTCTTCTGGGTTTACATTAAAGCCAATCACCTCGGATTGACCGCCCAAAAGTGAGGGATATGTTGAGCCTAATGAAACTCTTTTTTCCAAAGAATTGACCGCACCACCATGAATTAAAGTAGTTTCGTTACGTTCACAATCAATCACGACGGTTTCCCCTGCGTGAACAACTGGGTGAGGTTCGTTTCCGTTACCATCGTCTAAAATTTCTTTAACCGAATAAGCCGTAATGGAATTCCAGCCATAGTTATATTGTTTATTAACCTTTCCAGTCTGGGGATTAAGTTTGTCTTCGGTGATGTTGGTTTTATTTGCGTGCCATGCAATAGTGGCAAAATCAAAGTCTTGATCTTTTCTAAGATTGATAACTCTATTTTTAATAATATATTTATCCGTTTTGCCATTATTGTTATTGCATTTCCATAAACTAACCCATACCTTTAATCCAACTTTCCTGATTCGGCATTGAACGAATCCTTGATTAAAGAAAGAGGTGTTATTAAAATTTCCAATACCCACGTTCGATTGATAATAATTAACGCTGGTTTTTCCTTTACCTTTACCACCTTTAGTATTCTTGGTATAAGTCTTACCTTGCTTTACAATCGTTACATAACTAGTATAGTTTTTACCATTGTGCCAGTCTTTATAGCCTTTATATACTTGAATAGCTTTTCCTTCGGGTCCGATTTGAATTTCCCCACGAGTTGCTCTTCCTTGCATAGCGTCTTGCATGGATACCCTAAAAATACATTTTCCGTTCGAATCAATTCCATACACTTCATTGCCAGAAATGGCACGGCTGTAATTCTTTATATGGTTAATTCTGAAATTTGTTTCAAAATTCTTAACCGCTCTAGGCAAACCTTGGTGCATGATAAAAGGCCCATACCTCTTACCATCTGTGTGCTTTAAAGGGTCTCCGTAGTCGTACATAACACTTGTATTATTAGGTGAACGCTTTACAGAAATAGAACTTTCATTACTCATTACAGAACCATCAATCACTCCATTAATTCCAAAATTAATCTTTGAGATATCTGCAATGTTTGTCCAAGTTGTAAGACCGTTACAAGGGTCATTAACTAGTACAGGTTCTTTATCGATGATATTACCCTGTTCATCGGCTGTTCTGTCATAACCAACATCAACATACTTTGTAGGGTCTGAACCATAAGCAACACCAATTTCCTCCATATCCTTTTTCGGAGTAATTCTGAATATTGGATAAATTTCTCCAGTTCCCTCTGGAGTATATTCGAACATGCTGTCTGTGATTTTGACGGTAACTGGGTCTTTATAACCTTTCGGGTCATCTGCGACAAAAGTTAAGGTTAATTGTGAATCGTTAGTTCCAGTTGAAATTTGTGTAGCTTCTGGTAAAGCGGTAAACGTTCCATAGTAAGTTACGTCTGGCATAGTTCCAAAGCGCATCGGGAACGAAATACCTTGCTCTGCCCTGCGTGTAAATGCTCTGGTAATATTGATTAGTGTTTCCATGTATTCTTCATCAGTTACGGCTTGAAACGATATTGGAATCTGCCAAGTTTTCGCACCGTAAGCATTACCCTGTGGGATATCTCCATAACGTCCAGGAACTGGTTGAGAACTATGTGATATCGTAGTGCCAGTCGGCCAGTTAATATGACCAACAACCAGCCCTAAATCTTCATAGGCTCTAATCCCATCAAATTCAAACGAATGTTTTGCTAAAGGCAATTCTTCTGCCATATTAAATTAGTCCTTTCCCTAAGTTGCTTAGATAATTTACTTTGTCTGTTTCTCTCTTATTAGCATTGTGAATGGTTTGGTCAGTAAGTGCGGTATTGTAGATGGCTTGAACAACTTCATTAAGCGTGCCAAGGGTATCTTTTAATAGTGCTTTGATTTCTGTTAGGTCACGTGAACCTGTTGAGTAGTCACCCTCGTGTGCTAGCCTATCTGGGTTGTTTTTAGCCATATGCACAACGGTTTCACCTAATAACTGGTTAGCTCTATCAGAACGCGTCATAGAAAGCGGAATCGCCATTTCAGGGCCTGCTTCACCAAAGATGGATGGAGTAGTAGCAATTCCACCATCGGCAAACAATTTATGACCAGTCGGACCCCATCCACGAGTAACTCCATATGGAGCTAAATCACTTCGCCAATTACTATCACGGATAACAGCTAGAATCTGGTCAAGTGCTGAATGGATATTCTTATGACCACCTTTAGCCCATGCATCCCATGTACCTTTTTTATACTGGAATAATCCAACAGGTAATCCTGTACCATCATGGTCATCATAACCGCCACCAGTACCGGGATTAACGCCAGATTCAACATGTGCTTGCCAATATAGCCTCCTGATATCGTTATCCGATAGTTTTACTCCTCCAATGTCGGAGGCTTGACGGGCAATACTAGTGAACTCACTCATGCTCATATGTCCAGAAGGGGAATCACCACTTCCACCATTGTCACCAAACATGCTGGCAATTTTCTTAATGGTACTCCAGAATCCACCGCCAACTTGTTTCTTGATTATCTGTTGAAGTGAACTATCACCACTTGAACTGGAATCACTGTCAGCGTCTGATCCTTTATCTTTACCATGTTGTTTAGTAATGTCTAACCAGCCTGCGGTACTAAATCCGTTTCGATTCCAGACTGAACCACCTTTGGTTAGCCCCACATGTAAATGTGGTCCTGTACCGAGTCCAGAATGTCCTAGAACACCAAGGGTGTCGCCAGTTTTAACATGCTGTCCTTGATGAACTTTAACGTCTTTGGCGTTACCGAACTCTTGATAAATAATCTCTTTACCTGTTGAATCACGAGTAACAATGTTATAGCCAACGTCTCCCCATCCAGCTGGAGGGTTGCCAACACGAACAACCGTACCACCGTGCATGGCATGGAATGGAGTTCCTATACTTGCGGAGAAGTCATTACCATCATGAACACGACCACCACCACGAGATGAACCGAAGCCATCAGTATGTGACCAGCCACTACCAGGTGATTGCCAGCCTCCACCGTATGAACCACTACCGTCACCGCTTAAGTTAACCATGCCCCATAATTCAGACCACCACTTTTTTGCTTGGTTCTTAACAAAATTGAAACCGCCTTTAGCAATTGTTGGGAAAATTCCTTTGGTTGATCCTTTAGAGAATGGCATTAAGCTTTCTAGCGCTTTAGATGGATTAGAGATGATTTTAGTTCCTACATCAAATAAACCTTTTAAACCACCAGCAATCTTTTTGAAGACGCTCTTAGCTCCGTTAATAATTCCTCCAAAGAAGTCTCCAATTCCACCACCAGCAAAATGTGTGATGCCTAGCATTGGAGCTAACTTAGCTGAATCTGTAGCGTTAGCAACTTCATCACCTGGAAATAGTACTGTTTCAGCATTCTTTTCCTTAGAATATTCAACAGTTCCTGTTGCTTTTCTAAAGATAAGTTCTGGATTACTTGCACCGACCTCATCGTTTACAATTGCAGGTGTAATCTGGTTAATTGCACGTCTAAAGTTGGAACTTCCCAGTGAACCTGTACCAGTCGCAAACTTAACATGACCAATTGGTTTGATAGTTTGTTTTGAACCACCAAACTTATTGATTACCCAGTTAACGCCACCAATACCTTTGTTAATGATATCAATTACGGCATTAATACCATCGGAAGCCATATTCTTCATTGAATCCCATAGACCACTAAAAATGCTCTTAACGCCTTTAACCAGTCCATTCCAGCCATCCTTGAACTTATTACCAAAACTTCCTAAAGTATCCATAGCTCCAGAAGTCCAGTCACCGAAAGTCTTACTTAATTTCTTAGTTATTCCGTGGAAAAAGTCGTGAATACCATTCCACATGCTGTTCCACTTTTTACCGAACCAACTCTTGAAACCATTCCATGTCTTCGATATTGCACTAGTCCAAGATTTGAACTTTTTGTGGATGCCATCAAAAATATTAGCAAAGAACTTCTTGACCGAATTCCACATATTATTCCAAGCTTTTTTGAAAGATTTCTTAAATGATGAAAGTTTTTCTCCTATATCACTAAAGAAGTTTTTAATCTTTTTAATAATACTCTTAGTGAAGTTAGCAACAGCTTTTGCAATACCATTAACGAACTTCCTAAATTTCTTATTATGCTTGTACAACGCAACCAAGGCAATGGTTACACCAATTACTGCTGCGGCAAGTGCTACAAATGGATTTGCTATCATCACCGCTGTTAGCTTAGCGAACGCACTCTTTACAAGGCCTAGTCCTTTTCCTAAAAGTTGTAATGGAGTGTAGGATTTCTTTAGTAATCCCACGGCTTCGCCAACTTTAGTTATGGATGATGCAAATTTTAAGGCTTTCGAAGTAATGAAAACGCCTGCTAGAACTTTACCAAGGGTTTGTAATCCTTTTTTATGCTTAGAAATATCGCCTAATGCTCCAGACAAGCCTTTAACTGCCTTACTATGCCCAGTCATCTTTGCTAAGGGTTTAACTACCGCTCCTAAGCCACTAATTAATCCACTAAAGAATCCAGCACCGATACTTCCAACAATCTTAATTGAACTCCATAAGCCTTTAAAGAAACCAACGATTTGCTTAGCATGTTTAGCAATTACATCGGAAACTGATTTAATGCTTCTTGCCAATCCATCCATAAACTTGTTCATAGTTTTCGGACCATCTTTAATATCAAGTGCTTTGGTTAAAGCTGTAGTAATTGTTTGGAATCCTTTTGAAGCAGCTTTACCAACTTCAGTAAATTTCTTTTCAGTTTTAGGATCAGAAACCCATTTAGAAACTGCTTCGAAAATTGGACTTTGCATCGTTGTAAATGGTTTAGCTAAGTCACCAGATAATGCGCTAAATCTTGATTTAATTGAACGTTCAGCACCAGCAGCAGTTTTCATCATGTTTTCGCTGGCATCTTTATACTTTTTACCTAATCCGTTCATAACGGCTTCGGCATCCTTAGCACTGATTTTTCCAGCTGACATCTGATCACGTAGTTCAGACATACTTAGTGCATTATTATGTTGCATCTTACGTTCATAATCTAATAATCGTTCTCCAAACATCGGCAACTGGTCGGAAATCATATTGAAATCGCCCAATTGCATTTTGGAAGAACTCATCATGTGAGTAAAGTTAAGACCTAACCGTTGCGTATTCTCTGCACTTAATCCTAATGTATCGGCCATGGTTAAAACTGATTTAGTTAACTCTTCAGTAGGTCCTTTTTTATTTAATACATGATAGAATTGTTGATCTAATTCGTTAACTAAGTCATTTGATTGCCCAAAAGCTGTAGACATCTTATTAATCGACTTAACAAACCCTTCACCCTTTGAAGCGTTACCAGTTAAGGTTGTCCAAGTGGCGTTCATGACTTGCTGTTCTTTATTAAATTCGCTACCAGCTTTAATTATCCCGCCAAAGCCCATTTTAATAGCACTAAAAGTCTGGCTAACTGCTCCATGGGCTACTTCTCCCCAAAAGGTACCGGAAAAAACTTGCTTAAAAACCGAGTGGGTTTCTTTACCCTCTCGTTTCAATCCACTAAACGAATTTTTTAAACGTCTAATAGGTGATGGATTTAGCTCTTTAAGTGATTTATCGAACTTAGAAACAGAAGACTTCGATTCTGCCATAGAAGTTTTGAGCTTTTCTACAGCTATTCTCTGCTTGTTAATAGCACTTGCACTACCGTCGTTCTTTTCTAAGTCTTTCAGTAAGAATTCTTCTTTTTTCAGAGCTTTACTAATATCATCGATAGATTTACGAGCGTTGTCTCGCTTTTCCTTGAGCGCTTCTTCATGCTTACCCTCGGCTTCTAATCGGTCTGTTACAGCCTTGGATAGTGAGTTACGCTGGCGCATGGATGAATTAAGACCGTTAATACCACTCTTTTCACGTTTTAAAGCTTCATAAGCGCGTTGTTGTTGTGCTTCCATAGACTTTAAGGCGGTAGTAGCTTTGTTCAAGTCATTACCGTATCTTACAGCCTGTTTTGCACCGTCTTGTGTGGTCTGGTCTAAGTCTTTCATTTTTTCTTGAAGACTTTCTATCCGCTTCTTTTCAGCATCTATAGATTCACCGAGACCCTCGTACTTAGCCTCACTAGCTTTCAGATAGTCGCCATTAGACTTGAGTTGCGCTTCTTGAGCTTTCCACGCTGATGTGGAGCTTCTAACAGCTTTAGTTAGAGAATTAATACTATTAGAGGCTTTGAGGGTTTCTAACGCCACGGAAGTACTCATAACTGAATCGATTTTACTTGCCATGTATTATCCACCTCCCTTATTTTTATAGATTTCCATTGAATCCACCATCTGATCTTCTGGTGCTTTAGCATTTACTACTTTCATAAACTCGAAATAGTCTTGTTCGTCTATATCTTTTGGTAGTAAGTGATATTCTGTTAACATTCGTTTATAAAAGTAGTCCATATCGTCGATGGAACGCTCTTTTTTAAAAATCTCTATTCTGATTTGTCGGAGGCGTTCTCTTTTGCTAAAGGGTCTTCTAATTGCTCTTGTTCTTCTTTCAAACTTTCACGGAGCTGTTCGACGTCTTTATCAGTAGCGCCTTGGAAACGTGCTGTAGCTTCACCAATTGCAAACGATAACTCTTGAGGGTCAAGTTCTTCTTCTGCCTTTTCAATTTGTTTATCACTTAGCTTTAAGAACTCTTTAAAGAAATGTTCAATTTCATTCAACAATTCTGTTTCGTGTTCTAGTTGTTCGATTTCAGTCATGTCGTCTGAATGGTCGTCTTGCAATTTAAGTAAAGTCAATTGAATTGAGTTGATCAGTTTTGTATTTGCTACACTTTGAGCAACTTTAACAGGTTTTTTCATGCCTAATTCTTTAATTTTGATATTTACAATTTTCATAGCTTTGTTTTCTCCTTAAATTAAAAACCCGCCCCCTTACGGTATTGTTTACTTTATCAGGCGAGTTATAGTTATTTATTCAGCTTTATTGATGTTAAGCACCTTGTGTAGTTCCTGTAGTTCCTGTTTGTGGGGTTACTTGTGTTGTAGCTGTATAGCCTGCAAATACTTGTTCCATCATCTTGTCTTCCTTAAATTCTGTTGAAACGTCGGAATACATAGCAAGCATTTCGCCGTTAAATTCTGGTGTAGACAATGCTTGATAAGTTAGAGCATCGGTTGCCATTGTTTCGGCGTTAGTATCAGTTCCGTTGTTAATTGATGCTTGTGTTAATGTTCCATTACCGAAACCATAGAATACACGATGCAAGCGATCGATTGATTGACTTTCGATAAGTAAAGCCACTGAAGGATGCTTACCACTTTCAATCCATGCTCCTGTGTTTGCGTCTTTAGTACGTCCAACAAGCTTTTGTGTGATTTCGAATGGTAATTTGTTAAAGTCTAGTGCCACTTGTGGCGCTCCCTTAGGTGTTGAAACGAATACAGCCACGTTATTACCGTAGTTGATAGTTCCGGCTGCTTGAATATTGGTAATGTTAGCTGTTTTAGTACCCCACATTTGGGTAGTAACTGGTAGCAATCCATTTTCCGACAAACCTTTATCTTCGCCTTTAATAATTTTCCCATTTTCATCTTTGAGTGCTAGTGTTACTAGCTTTAAACCTACTGTAGCCATTAATAACTACCTCCTATATATTTTTTTTGAGTAAAATAAAAGACCTTGACTAGTTGTTTAGTGTCAGGGTCTGCGTATATTGGTTTTGAATCATCCATCTTCCAATCGTTTTGCAAAAACAATTGCATGATTTTGATATTGTTCTTTTGAATTGAATCTTTGAATTGATATTTAAAAAATATCTGTACTTGAACGGCATTTTCAATTCCATTAAACATATTATTACCGTATTGCATTGGTTTTTCTCTAATCGAAGTAACTAACGCAATAGTTCTGCTCGTATCATCTTGAGCGCTCTTCGGTAAATAATTAACGTAGCATTCATCAAGCCATTCATAGTGAGCTTGGTCTAAGATGTTTTTAACCTCTAGTACAGGATTATCCATCATTAAACCTCCTTATGCTTGTTAACAATCTTCTGGTATTCTGTCTTTTCAGCTTCTAACACTTTCGGCATCACTCGATCTCTAAGGTTCGTAATGAAATGGTCACCAACGTAATACTTAGTACCATCGTTTAACCGTCTGGCGTTGCTAGCGTGGTAATGGTCAAACCCGACAATGCTAGTCCCATCTTTGATGTTGTCGATATTAGTTCCTTTTATTACAACTGAATCCGCCATGTGTCCGAAGACTTTATCGTCATGCCCAGAATAGTGTTTCTCACGTGTTTCACGTTCTAGCTCTTTCTTAAAAACTCTAGCACCTGCTCTAGTTATCCTTGCCTTATCATTGGTAGACATGTTTGTCGATATCTTTTTAACCTGTTTAAGCCACTGTTCCATGAAATCAACGTAATCGATATTAAACACCTGCCTTTTTTACTTTTTTGAGAGTGACGAAGTCATAGGCAAATGTTTTGTTTGTATCATCCGTGCTGATTGAGACAATATCATAATTTTCATTTTGATATTCAACCTCGTAGCTTTCATTAATTTTAGGATTGTGACGAACAACCACGATAATAGTATCTTCTAGCTCCGTTTTCATAATCTGATATTGCTGATTGAGCGTTCTAGTCCGCGGAGCACACCATAGACTTAATTCGGGAATAAGTGTTGTAACATAAAAATTACCCGATTCGTCTAATTCATCTTTTGTTTTTCCGAAAATAATTCTGCGGTTAAAATCAGACGGTTTGAGTTTCATCATTGCCACCTTTCTTCTCGTCTATGGCGATTTTAGTTGATAGGTGAACAATTACCATCTGAAAGCCTTTAGATGTTCCATTCGTCAATTCACGGTCATAATACATCGATGTGGCTAGGTTTTTAGTGGCTAGATCAAACAGTGTTGGATATTTTGCTTCAAGTTGTTCAGCTGTTAAATCGTCAGTCACACTGTGAGCAACAATTTCCTTAGCGGAATCGATTAAACCTTGAACCGTTTTAGTTTCTACTTCATCCACATCGATGTGAAGCTCATCCATTAGTTCGGAAGCTGTAACCGCCATTAGAAATCACCTTCTTTATTTAATCGCTGTTTTTATTTACCTGTGGTAGCACTACCAGTACCACTAGCACTAGCACCAACTGTAACAAAGTATCCAGCTTCTTTATCCGCAACTTCGACATCAAAGCGCATTGCTAGTCCAAGATATTGACCGTAAATTTCATTCTTAACCCAGCTAATTTGTGTATCCACACGGTTAATATAAAGAATTGCACGTTTTAAATCACCAACCCAGATATGAGCTTCTCCAACTTGACCTAGTAATTCGTCATTAACTACAACAACTTGCTTGCCAAATAGAGTTAAACCAGAAGCTGCTGTGATGCTTTCTTGTAATAGGTAGCGTCCTTCTTTATCCTTCAATGTATCTAAAACTTGGTATGCTGATTGTGAAAGAACAATAGATTTATCGTAAGCAGGGTCTAAATCAACATTGAGAACGTGTTTTAAGTCATCTGCTACTGTGTCAGCGGTTGAAGCTTTAGCTTTGAATGTAACCAACTTAGCACTAATAGCCTTATTAAGAGTGTTTAAACGTTGTTCACCAGCGTTACGTTGAATAATTGGCATTAAAGGTACTTGTGTGTCTTGGAGTGACTCTTCTGAAATTGGAATTTTTCCACGATAAGTCGCAATCTTCCATGTTACTTCTTCGAATTCTGGTTTAGCTAATTCTGGGCTTTCTGCTAATTCTTCAACTGTATTCATTACAGCAACGGCTCGTTTTAAAATTGGATAAGTACCTGAAGCAGTCGTGGCAGGCGTCTTAGTAACCAGTTTAGACAAATCATAAACCGAGTTAACTTCTGATTCTGGATTGTAGATGATTTCTTCTGGAATCATTGGACCAATATCGCCAGTCTTTAACCCCGCGTCTCGAACTGTACCGTGGGAGCGAATGTAGTTTTCAATTGAGCGTGTGTTATCTTCTTTCTTTTCTTCTTGTTGTTTTGCTGTTAAGTTTGTAGCCATTGTTTTTTCACCTTTTCCTTCATTTTGTTTTTTTGCATTAAGTTCATCCTCGGCGACATAATCATCGTCTGAGTTATCATCAATTTCTTCATCCCTTTTTTCTGGGTCTTGCTTAGTATTTTCAAACTCATCTTTGGATTTATCCGCTGGTTTATCCGTTTTATCTTTTGGTTTCCCCTCAGAGTCACTCTTAGGTTCATCTTCATCTAAATCATTCAAAGCACGGAGCTTAACATTAAGTCCTTCAATATCCTTCTTTAGATTTCTTACCTCATTCATTTTGTTTTCAACATCTTCTGTAGAACTATCTTCGGCACCCAATAAATCTCTAGTTTCAGAGATCAAGCTTTTAAGTTGCCCCGTCTTATCCCGTAATTGCTGTTCTAATTTTTCTTTATTCAAGTTAAAAAACCTCCATTTCTGTTAAATCTAAAAAGAGACGCGCCTTTTCTCGACGTGTCTCTTCATTAATTTTCTTTAATCCACGACTAACAGCAATGCTAGTCTCTGTATAAGCTGGTAAAGGCGTAATACTTATCTCGGTTAACTCTCCAATTTGCAAAATAGTATGAATTAGTTGACCGTCGCTATCACGTTTCCAGTTATCGTCTTCGATTGTAAAGCCAAAGGAACAGCCCTCTAAGTTTCCATTCTTGATGTTAGTGTAAACATCTCTTCCTAGAGTTGTATCTGGAATATCTAGTGTAAATTTAAGCCCTTTATCATCAACCTTTAATACTAAAGTATCAGCCGATACTCTACCTAAAACATTGGATAAATCGTGACTATAAAGAGCTAATACATTACTCATATCAACGCCATCAAACATGCTGGGATCACAATATTCAACAAATCCCATATCTTCGCTCGGTTGGTTAAATACACAAGCATATCCAGTAACTTGACCAATTGCGGTTGTACTATCATCATTGCTTAAATCTCGTAAATGCCATTCTTTATTTAAAATACTTCGAACATCATTCTTTGAAGTCATTATCTATCACCCCCTTTCGTTGAAGTAGGGCAATCACTTGCTCGCCACTCAAAACAGGAGCTTTTCCACTCGCAAACTTAGCTATCATGTCAGCATACTTAGAACCTGTAGGATCGACGATAGGGTCTAGGTCTGTTTTTACGGGAACTCCAAACTTTTGTTCTAGCTCGCTTACAAACGGTTTAATGTAACGATTGAAACTGCTGATAAACATGCTTGCCGACTGGTCTAGTGAGCTTTGCTGATCACCTTGACCGTTTAAGTAATTCTCTGGAATCCCAAATACTTTACTAACTTGTGTCCTAGTCCAATCTACATTGTTCAGATATTCAGCTGTCTTAGCGTCAATCGTTGGCATAGCTTCAACAGTAGCCGATTGGTCTAATACCACTGGTTTACCTTGATTAGCTCCAGAATATTGTTCTTGAAAGCTATCTCTAATAGTTTCTTTAGTTTCTTTACTCAATTGAGCTTGCGGTACCGAAATAGCTAAACTAGGTGCAATGAAGTTTTTAAGCGTATTAAGTGATAACTTACTAGATAACGATTGGAAAGATAGTTCGTTAATTAGTGCCTGTAGTGGTGATGTTCCAACGTATTGGTAAAGTGAATTACCAGTCACAAAAATGCGAAAATGCAGCATATCATCGGATTTAATAACTTCACTATCACGTTCGTCGTTGTACGATACTTGATAAGTTAAATCGCCGTTATTGTCACCGAGAATGACTTGCACGTTTCCATAAGGAATCTCTTCAAATTCTACTGGCATTCCTTTTTTTCTACGAATTGCTACATAAGCATTACCAGTAAGCAGCATCTGATTAATAACCGACGTCCAGAATCCATAAGCGTTAATTTTATTGTTTGGATGGTCGAAAACACCTTTAAAAGGTTCATCCATTACATAATTAATACTCGCTAATTGAGAACTAATCAAACTGATAACTGAAAAGATATCGGAGTTATTAATCGCTGTTTCAGCGTTCACAACTGGTTCAGGTATAATTGCATTACCCGTGACCGTAAACGGCATATAACCGCTTGGTAAGCTCTGTGAGCGAGTGTTTAAACGAGGAAATGGATTAATTGCCATATATTACTCACCTCCTTTCCTGTTTGCTGTAATCCAACTAAGGTAGATTAGAGATAAGCCTAGGACTATTAATCCAACATATTTGCAAAATAAAAACCCTGCTACAGTAAACGTAGTCAGAGCCATAATCATTAATATTAAACTGATATTTGCTAGCACTAATTGTCCAAACCATCTAATTTGTTTCAATTGTCCACCTCCTAGAAACTAAAATCATTCATGAAGTAATCATTAATTTCGTCTGTTGTTTTATTGTCCCAAATAGACTTAGTTTTAATGTTACTTAATCCGTCGAAGTAATACATTGCCTCATAAAAGGCATCTATCAAGGCATCAACAGCATCAATCTTACTTGTACGTTTATCTTTATTAATCTTGATACCATTATTCTCTTCAAACAGTAAGGCATTCTTTAGTGAATACTGTAAAATTCCATCGTCAAGCATTGTGATACGATCTTGATGTAATTCATCACGAAAGAATCGAGTGGGTTCGTTTAAACTTCTAACACCTTGATGAACAGGTACACAAACCCATTCTGTATTTTCCATAAGTCTCTTAGTCATTGATGTTTCATGGTAGAAGTCATATAAGAAAGCTTTGACTTGTAGATGGTGCTCATCCACGTAGTTCAGCAACCAGCTACATACTTCATCATCTTCAACAATCCCATATTGGTTTTCAGTAATCTTGCCAAAACCTTTTTCAACTTCGGCACGATAATTAATCCCATCTTGATGTTCTTTAACATTGATATCATTGTTGGAATTTCTAAGTGGAATAAACGAGAATTGTTCAACATGGAACTTACCTACTCCGTTATCTTCATAAGGATATACAAAAGCGATTGCGTTATCATCACTAAATTGTCCTTTATCGTAGCCGATATAGACTTGTCGATTGTCAATACCAAAACTAGGGATAACTGCCTTCTCTAAGTCATCAAGACTAACGTAAGAATTGACTTTAACCTGCAACCAGTTGTTTAAGTTACGGTTTTGGAACTCATTAGCAATCCCAGAAGCAATGTGAGAATCCTTGTCTGCAATCATCCGCTTTAAGATTGCTCCGTCAGTGTCTAGTTCTAGCAAAGGGTTACTCTTAATCCAAAGTTCGGGTCGGTTGATTTCATCTAAGTTATCTTGTTGCCATACTAAACATAGATAATTGTCTTCATCACGAGCATAATCTTTTTCCATAACACCTTTCAAACGTATCTGATCTTTATAGAACAACGTCTCTGTATTCTCGTAAGATGTGGATATCATTAATAGCTGGGCGTTAGGTAAGTGAGATTGCCCTTGAGTAATTTTACCGATGTTAGGCTTGTGAGCATAGCCTCCATCACCTGCTTCATCAACAACCGCCAAGCGGAAATGGTAACTATCAAATTGACCAGATTCATTAGACAACTGAACTACCTTGTTACCAATGTTGGACTTAATACCTTGCTCCCCAATATAAGTGTCAGTCTCGTTTAAAATCTCTTGTATATCATCTTCGGTATCTCTTAAAATTCTTCCAGAAGTTAGCACATAAGCCCATGGCTTTTTCATCTGCGCACCAGTAGGCATTGTGTAACCAATATCTTGGTTGGATAGCCCAGCACATTCGATTAGATAGGTGTACCATAACATGATGCTGGCGATATAAGACTTACCATTTGCACGCGCAACCGATACAATTACACGGCTATAACGGAAATTGTCGTTATCCTTGTATACCCATGCTTTACTCATACATAAAATAGCTTTCTGCCATAACATTAGTGGCATGGGTTTACCATGTGCTGGTTCAGGGAAAATAGAAGCGAATCCTAAAATACTACGACACCGTCCTAAATCGTAACGATAAGGAAAGTCTTCGTCTGGGTCTTCAGCTCTTCTTAAGTCCTGTAGATGTCTAAAACAAGCTAGCTTCATCATCTCACCAGAAACAATCTTGTCATTAACGACTAACCAAGCATAAACAGTTGCTGGGTCACGGTACTTCTCTAATATAGCTGTAAAATCTATCTTTTTAACCGCCTCGGAGACGCTAGCCTCTCCTTTGGATAAATCTACCTTATCAATCATTAGAATTCACCAGCCCCCTCTTTAAGCTTTTCAGCAAGTGACTTTTTACCTTTTTTCTTTGGTTCCACCAGTTGCAGCAATTCTGAACGACTTTTCGGGGATAGCCCTAGTTCTGCACCAGTTTTTATCAAGCTCTTTAAAGCTGAATCATATATAGACGTCATAGGGTTCTTCTTCCACCCTAAGAAATCCTTACCTACAATTTTGCCTTCTGAATTTTGCAGGGATTTGTAAATAGGTGTAACTTCACCATTTTCTTTGATATGTTCATAAGCATTACGATATATTTCATATTGTGTCGCGTAAAATTCCACTAACGACGAGTCGATTCTTTGAACTTTTTCCTCACCCTCTAAAAAAGGCACTATTTTGCGCCATACAGCCTTAGCTTGTGCCCCTAGATACTTTGGTGGGTTTTTAGATAAACGGCCGTCATTTCGGTCTTTATACGGATTCTGTGGCAAAATAATATCACTCCTTTCTTTTGGGTACCCCCCCTACCTTAAAAAATTCAAAATTGGTAAATTTTGAGAGATCACTATGGCGTTTCGCTCTTTTCAAGAATGCCTACAGGGCGGGGTTTATTGGACTTTTTTTATTTTTTTGCTTTCAATAATCCACCAATTTTTTTCATTGCTTTATCTGATTCTTTTCGTGCTTCATACATTTTGTCAGTGTAAGAATCAACGCTTAAATCTCTGCCACAAACTGGGCAAAATTTAATTAGGTTTTCCTCGTCATCAAGTAAATCGCTTAATTGTACTGTACAAACGGCATCATGGTTAGCTACAGCACCTAAACATTTAAAAGGTTCATGACAATATCGACAATCATCACGCTTTTGAGCTTCTTTTAAAGCTTCGTCGTACATTGTTCCTATTATTTCTGCAAAACTATTCTCGATATTCTTATTCATCTTCAATCTCCATTTCTTCTACTCTTCCCGACCAGTCAATTGTTAACGAGTAAGTTGGATAACTTACCATACCAGTGTTCATGTCTCCGTCTTCGTCATAGTCAACAAAGAAACCTTTGCCGATTAAATAGTCTAACAATCCAATTAACATCGAACCTTGTATCTCATGTTCTCTAATCCTGGTTACTCCTGAATTAGAAGCTTCTTCGATATCTTGTTTAACAATCTCAATAAACTTTTCTGCATTCTTGCTCGACTTGTTCCTTGCTAACGTCAATGCTTCTTCTGAATTCATAGCTTCTCCTTAATTACTTTAATCCACCAACCTTTGCTAACATGTCTTAGCTGGTTAGGTTTCATACTCTGTTCTATCTTAGTCTTGATGTTATGTTCCTTACGAGATAACAACCATAGATTACTCATCTCATATCTATCATCACCACTTAGTAACTTCAAAGGGATGATATGGTCGACAATAATATCCTTGTCGTTTAGTATCGCTTCACTCACTCCTGAAACATACATGTCTCTAGCAACTATATAGTTACGCGTATCAGTCCATCGCTTAGAATGATAGAAGTCGTTAGCTTTCTTATCTCGCTTGTATTGATTGTAGAACTTATCTCTCTGGCTATCTTCTGGAGTTCTCACTCTATCAATCGTATGCTTCCTGCAATACTTAACTTCAAATGGTAGTAACTCGTGACAGCCGACTTTGTAGCAATGGTGCATTTTAACTCCTGCCATAATTAATCACCCTCCAAAATAAAAAGCCACATAACAATTAAACTATGTGACTTGTGTTATAAATATAAGACTGTAAGGAGTCGAACCTTACTAAGCACAAGGATTCCCTATTATTTTTTGTCAAAAAGAATTGTTAGCTTAAAACCGTTAGTCTCTTTTGGAACTACCCAAATTTCACCCAATCAAAAGAAATGATTAATAATAGTTCGTTTATTAGTTTTATATGTTGTGCCTATTTATCAATTCTTTCGATACTAACAATATAAGACGAACATTATTAGCATTACATTCCGATTTTATTCGTTTATTTGGTTATCTTTAAACACTCTTAAATCTTCAACATCCACGAATGCCCATGCAAACTGTAGTAAAGCTTCATTGAATCGTTCCCAGTTGTGTGTGTTATTGTAACCAGTTAAGTCTTCAATCGCTGTCCAGCTTAGTTTTTTGAAGTAGCGTAGTTCTAACACATGTCGGTGCTCCCTATCTAGTCCTGAACAAGACTGCAATACCTTAGCTAGTAAGTCCTTAGCTTGAGCATGTGCTGTGAGCTTCTCTTCATTGCTATTGTCTACTCCATGCACTGAAGGCATACCACTAATTACTGGCGATTTCATATCAACATAAGCTACGTGTGCCATATTCTGAATTGCTGGGAACTCTACTTCAAAAAAGTATTTAACATTCTTGATAGTCTTTTTCTCGTCAAGTTCTGGTATTAATGGCACGGTTTCCTACCTCTCTTTTTTTGTGAAGATCTTAATATCAAAATCCCTAGCTACCTTATTAATATAACTTTTACTGCGATGCATCTTTCCACCTATCTCAGCAGATGTTAACCCTTGACCTGCTAGATTAGCCACCTTGACCAAATCAACTTGGTGTCTTTTCTCTTTCTCTTGTTTACGTCTGTCCCACTTATCACTAGGCTGTTTAATAGTTGAGTTCGTCCTATATCCCATCAACTCCGCTTGTTTTGCTAACGCTTGACAAATTTCACAATCACAATATAAATTACTGATATGTCCTGCATCTACAACGGCATCTAGCCGATGATTAAGTTCTTGGGCTTGTTCTTTTGTTGGTCTTATCCGCTTCGCCTTTGCTACCAATGTTATTCCTCCTTACCAAGCCTAATCATCCAGTTCCAATTCTTCGATATGGAATCCTTCGTACTCATAATCATTTCCAACGTCATCTGGTATCTGTTTTTCAGCTTCTTCAACGCTCGAATAAACACCCCAAATTTCAACCTCATCGTATTTTTGCCACCAAAGTACATAAACTACCATCTATTTCACCTCTTCTAGATTAATTTTATAAGCTTTACCACCAGTTTCTTCTGCAATCTTTTTAACAGCATCAAAATCTTCACTCAAAATTGCATCGCTTAAATTATCAGTCATTTTATATCCATAATTGTTTGTTAAATTGAAGTCCCTTCCCTGATAATATAAATTTCCTAATCTAACTACATAAACGTTTTTCATTAGTTAATCCTCCAATTTTTCTGCTGATTCTCTGCTATTTTTATCCTTTTGCGTGCTTTCTTTTACAATTTTAGTAGATTGCTTATCAATTATTTCATCTTGTAATTCAATTGATTTTTCATTTTGTTTGATTATCGTGTCTTGTGAATCAATTATTTCATCCTGAAGATCAATTATTTTTTCCGTATCTGCACGAGACCACAACAACAAAAGTACTTCAATAAACAGCAAAACAATCATTAAATTATTAAAACCAGAATCATAATCTTTACTAATAAAATCTTGTATTGTAGAAGTGATAAATGAAATCATTATAAATAGCGTGATAATCGTCCATCTGATATCCCATATCCCCTTCAGTATCCTTTTAATCATCTTCTACCTCCTCAAACTCAAGCAGTCCAGCGTTGTTGTAAGCTTCGTACCCCGTCCAATGATGTTTTAAATATGATTTAGTGAAAATAGTGTTAAAGCTTGTCGATTGTTTTTTATTATCTATGAAAAAATCACCTCTAGCATTATCATGATTTACATAAAGGATGTTGTCACTAGAATTAAAATGTTTAATTTTCACATAATATTTAGGCTCCTTCTCAACCTCGTACCCATATAACAAAGCTTTGAGTAGTAATCTCTGATTATCATGGTTTTTAAACCAATCTATGTGTTTACCATATCTAATAGCATCACTATACATAACAGATATAGTAGCTAGATTAGATGGTTGTGCTGCTTCTCGAATCCAATCAGCTATAAATTTTGGAACAACTACTTTCTCTGGTTCATCTAGTTGTCTTGCCAAAGCGGCAGCTTCCTGTATCACATCTAAATAAGTAAGTCCATCTTCTTGTTCTAATTCATTGTCAGCCATATATTTTTTAAGTGTTTTTACATATTCGTCTTTAGTCACCTAGTCACCCTCCTTAATTAAATAAACAATTACACTCATCCACGTTTGCCAAATGGCTACCGTCTTAAAAAAACACATTCCAATCATAAAGCTGTGTGTTCCATAACCGATTACTAGCGATGTCATCATCCATGCTACAATCGGAAAATACCATAAATAAAACATATTAGTCGCCCTCTCTAAAACGTTTAATCACTGGGCGAAACTTAGCTTCTAAGTTCTCCAGCTCGTCAAGATACTGTACCAGTTCCATCACATCGTACTTATCTTCCAGCATTAGATGAATGCAAGCGTTCAGAGCACAGCTCATGTTGGAATAATAGCCTTTTGTAGCAAACTTAGTCGCTCCAGAATCATCTATAACAGCCTTGAGTAAGGTACAGTTAGTATAGTTTTCTACAATTACTTGGTAATCTTCATTAATATTTACAATCATTATGACCTAGCTCCTTTTTGCCTTAGTTCGGGATAAGTCTTGCGCAATGTCTTAAGGTCAAAGTTCACCGTACTTCTTGCAATATGTACTCTACTTGCAATTTCAGCGGTATTTGTGATGCCCTGTCTGAATAGTTTTTCAACCATTTTACGTCGCTTAATAAGTTTTGGTTTATCTTTGCCGCCACCATATATTTCAATATCACGGCTAGAATTTTTCATGGTTATTCTTCGATACTCTTCAAAATTGCCTTCGTCCAATAAATCACGCAAGTGTTCTTTTCGTGATTTAACATGACTAGCTTTCACAATTACCATTGCTTCTGGTGCGTCATATTGGCTTGCCAAATGCCCCTCTGCTTGAGAATCTTTGAGAAAGTTATTTAATCGCCACTTGTTCAAATCAGAAGCATTTTCTGCTTCGTAATATACTTTTTTAGATACATTGCCAATCAATTTAAACATTGTTTATATCTCCTCCACTTTAAAACTAAGCTCTACGCCAACTCTTGCCATAGCGGTAGCTAAATTAATTGCTTCACGCTTAGCATCTTCTTCACTGGCAAACAGTTTAGCTTCCTCTTTTGGTGCATTCCATGAAACATTGCTTGCATATCCCACGTCATTTCGATTCTTCAACACGTAAAATTTGTGCTGTTTGACCTCAAAATTAATTTGTTCCCCAATTGGACTAATCGCAGCGTGTAAAATGTCTGCTTTTTGTTTTGCCTTTTTCCACTTGCTAAAAGGAGTAGCTTGCCTAATATCGGTGTACTGATGTGTTTCTGCTCCTAGCTTTCGGTAATATTTTCCATTTGCTGTATTTTTGATTACGTACATTGTTTTCGTTCCCCCTAGTTAAAATTGCGTTTACGCCATTCTTGATACTGTTCTTCAAGTGCTTCTTTAATCCGATCTAATTCTTGCAAAGTGTAATCATTGCCGTACAATTCACGAATGATATCCTCTGTTGTCATTTCTGTAAGTCTTTTCATATGATTATTGACCTCCTCAATTCCTCTAAAATGGTAATAATATTTCTGCAATCACATGATTAAATTGCTTATTTGTCAAATTGTTCATCGCTCTGTGTACGTCTGGACGCTGATTAACTAAATAGTTAGTATGGTTATTGATCCAAACAATAGTGCTTATCATGTTTTGATTGCGTTCTTCAAAGGCTTCGTTAATAAAATTAGCTACAACGCGTTCTTCACTAGTTAAATTTTTAAAATTCATAGCTCCTCCACATAAATTTCTACTCGTGGTTCTTCTGAATAGAATTTCCCCATCTTAACATCTGTTATTAAGGCGTCATCTCTCCATATAATCCCTGTGCAAGCATCTGTCACTGCTTTAAAGTAATTATCTATATCTGGTTTTACAGTCGGTCTATGAGCTCCTGATAGCCTCCTAGCACGTTCTGCTTTTGATATACTCTTTTGCACTGATCTAAATACATTTAACACAACATACAACTGGCCCTCTAAAGGTTCACCGTGATACTGTTCTCTAGCGTATTGCGCTACTAGTTCCTTGTACGCTTTTGATTTAGGCGGATCATATGTGCTTACAAACTTTCCTCGGCTAACAAATCTTGGACGTCCTTGTGCTATTGGTTCGCTTGGAATTGTTAATTTAATCAATTACTCGTATCCTTTTCTCTTGCGGTAAGCCTTATTACATTTAGGGCATGGATTGATCTGTACTCCAATCGAACTTTCAACATATACTCTTCCAGTTCCTTCACATATTTCACACATTAAAATATCGCCATCCTTTTATCTTGAGTTTCTTTAAATTTAATAATTCCATCGTTTTTCATAACACCTTTATACATTCGACTTAACAATTTTGGATTGTAAATCTTAGATAATTCATCGCTATTAAGATTAGTGGTTATAATCGTCCGATTTCGCTTGTTTAATACACCAAACAATACCTGCTGTACATATTCACTTGCTTCTCTGTTATCACGCTTAAACGAGGCCTCGCTGCCCAAATCGTCCAACACAAGCAAGCTAACCTTACCGAGCAAGTCCACCATGCGAGATTCAGTGTAATAGCTATCAGGATGATTAAATGAATCTTTAATCAATCGCAACAGTTCATTGACTGAAACAAACAAGCATGAAGCGTTAGGCTTAATGTTCTCATTAACGCCTTTTAACATTGAAATCGCTAAATGAGACTTACCAACTCCGGGGTTGCCAGTAATGATGGTATTAGCTTGATAATCACGGTTAAGGTATTTGCCTGCAATCTGTCGTGCTTTTTTTAAATTAGTTTCTGCTTCTGTACCGCTATTGACCTCGTAGTTATCAAAACTTGCTTGCCATAAATCCTCATCATCTACGATCGAATCTTTTCTCAAAACGTCCCTAAATCCTCGATGGTAGTTGCTAAGTACCCCCTTGAGCACTAAGTCATTTAAATGCTGTTCTCGTTGTTCTTTAACACATAATGCACAAAAAGGTTCGTGTTCATCACCTACTCTCACTAGTTTTTGATCAGGATGGATTTTACAATATTCATCAGTTAAATTAGCTTGATTTAAAAGATTAAAACTCAAGTCCTCCATATGAATCACCGCCTTTATTTGTTTTACTTTTCTTAACTTTTTGGTTTAAGTAGCTTTCAAATTTAGTACCAAATAGAGTTTCTGGTCTCAAATATTTAGCCATATCTGTACCACTCCATTCGGCTACTTTAATATCGATTACCTTCTTGAAATCTTCATCATTAAAGCCATCATTAAATCTTGCTTTAATTAATCGTTGTGTTTTAGATCCACTAGCTCGGTATTTAGTCCCTGCTTTTTCGTTCAGGTAGCTAATAATCTCTTTAAATGTTTCTAAGTCGATATGCGGTTCATCGTTAGATGAACTATATACATTACTAACCTTACCTAACCTATCCTTACCTAACCTAACCTGTGGTGACGGTTCGTCGACGGCACGTGGACTTAGCGTATACGAACCATTTTCATCTTGAGATAATTGCTCTTTTTCATCGCCGTAAATTGTTGTATTGTAGGTATCTTTGCGGATATAATTGTGAATTTTCCAATCTTTAATTACCACCACACCAGATTCAAACGCGAATATAAAATTCTTAGTTAAAAGTAGTTTTAAATCGTCATCACTAGATCCAATCATTCTCTTAACTGTTTTAGCATTCGATACAAAGCCATCGTCATCAGCGTGCATATTTAAATGGAAGTACAATGCTTGCGATGATAGCGGCATATCCAAAAATATATCCGTATCTGTTATTTTTTTACTGAACATCCTTCGCTGTGCCAATTAATCACCTCCATAGTTCCCTCTTATTCCTAACTTTTGTAGATCTTCAATTTTTAACTTAATACCAGTAACTGGTACGTGATATTTCTGTGCGAACTTAGTCGCTCCAATTGATTCAATTTCATTATGATGAACTCTACATAATGCCATTACATGACGCTTTGTATGGTCGACTTTGTTTCTATTTGTCCTGCCAACTACATCAATATGATGGATGTCAGCATACTTAGAGCAAACAGTGCACACTCGATGCCGGCAACATTGGTATAAAAAGTATCTTTCTTCTTTTGGCAACAATTCAGAGCCCTTTTTAAACGGCACTCGCCATTCGAACATGAAATCGATAACTAGGTCTAACAATTGATTAGCATCGCTAACAGACGATTCTGTGGCGTCTGATAAGCTGATATACTTACCTGCGGTATAAAACTCGTACTGGGTATAGAACATCGATTTTAAAAATTCACTCGGCACTACGAAGTGAGTTTCAATGTCATGGAGCAATGCAAAGAATAATCTTCGTTGCTGTACACTTGCTTTTCTTGGATCTGCCACTTCAAAATCAACATAGAACTCGCCTTGCCCACCGCTTACTGTCTCCAAATGGTCTTGATTCAATGGTCTATCGAGATGAATTATCAAATCTCTGCCTCGTTGTTCTGCTCTCGCTCTCTGCATTTACATCGCCTTAGAAGGGTAGACTATCGTCACTGATATCGATTGGTTGCCCGCTGTTGTTAAATGAATTGTTGCTATTTCTATTTGTTGAATTAGTATTGTTTGCATTGCGGTTATCTGGTAAGTCAAATTCTGATACGTCAATACTAAGTTGTGTTTCACCATTGTATTGACTGATATTTAAGGATCCCGTAACAGTCACATGGCTGCCTTTTTTAAAGTAATTATTTACTGTCTGCGCTCGTTTTCCCCATACAGCACACCTAAACCAATCTGTTCCATAATTGCCATCTTTATCTGGTCGGTTCTGTCGTACTGCTACATTAAAGTTAGCCACTTGCATACTATTGTTAGTGCTTCGTAGTTCTGCATCTTTTCCAATGTTTCCAGAAATTGTAATTTGTCTCATTCTTCACATACCTTCCTATTCTTCGGTGTTTTCTCTTGAAAGTTCATACATCAATGCTCCACTTAAAATCAAAGCTTGACGATAACTCAAATGATCTAACGTCTTATCTTTCTTACCTAAGACGGCAAATACTCGTTCAGAAACGTCTTTATTGACTTTCTTAATGTTGTCCTTAAGGTAAGCAATAACTTTAAGTTTGCTTTCCTCTTCTTTTTTCTGATACTGTTCAAGTAATGAAACGCCTTGCCCATCGTCATCATCATCAGCAACAATACCGAATGCTAGACACAAACTTGTCCGCTTAGCATAGGTTTCATTTGCACCCTGCTTTTGCATGTTTGAATCATCTGGGAATGAATCACCGTAGATGATCTTTTCTTCACCACTAACATGACGAACGATAGTATAAATCTTGTGTGAAACCTTGCCGTTCGCATTAGCATCATCAATCACACCTTGTGAAAAGCTAATGCCTGAATCTGCCGTAATGATTGCTTTACGGATTGCCTTGTCTATTGCACTTAAGTCAGCATATTTACCATAATGTGCATCTTTATTTTTCAATGGTTGAGTAAGAACCTTTTGAGTTTCATATAGAGCTTTATTAAGCTCTGGTGTTGTTGTAACGTCGATTGTTTGTTGTAGCATACTTGTTTCCTCCTTAATTTAAGCCAAACGTCCTACGTCGTGCGTAAAGGCTTATGTCATCATCCAAGGCAAACGAGTAAAGAAGTTCTCTCATATCGTCTTCTGTCATCTCTTCTAACTTTTCCAACATGTCGTCTTCTAGCTCGTCGTCTGTGCGCTCTTCCGCATCATAATAATCTGGTAATTCTTCTTCATATGCTCTTTGAGCTTTTTCAAATCCTTTCATTGTGTTATACTTCCTTTGAAATTTTATTTTGTTTGTCCGCTATTGCCGTAGCGGGCTTTTTATTTTAAATTCTTAATTCTGAACACCTCTTTTTGTGTATAATCGATATAGAGAGGAGGTGAAACCTATGTCCAAGCCTTATATAGTTAGCTATGATTTAGACAATCCTGGTCAAAAATATAAAGAATTAAAAAAGATAATCGATGCACATTCTATTGATTGGTGCAGATATCTGGATTCTACTTTCTTAATTCGAACAAACGATTCTGCCGATGATATTCTCCAAGCATTGAAGGCAGTAATTGATTCTAACGATCGTGTTTTCATTGCTAACATTTCAAATACTGATTACTCCGGATGGTTAATAGATAAGCAATCGGATTACATACGAAATAATATTTTGTATTAATCCTTATTTCGTCTATAGTTTTCAGCATCTTCGTATTCAACCGAGTGCTCCTCGCTACCGCAAATAGCGTCGAGCACTTTTTTAATTTCTGCTGACGTTTCTATTGGTTTATCCGAACCGGTCAAATAAATGTTCGTGCCAAGATAATCATCTTTTATTGCTCCAATCGATTCTGGATTGACGTACGTGTAATCATCAATTTTTACTAACTTCATTACTTCTCGCCTCCTTTAATTGAATGCCCAATTAATCCTGCCACTACTACTGAAATTAGATAAAACGCTAATTGCCCTAAACTCACTGTTACTACCATTACCAATTCAACTCCTCATAATGTTTTTCAATAAATTCAGCCATTGCTGTTGCTTTAAAGTGCCATGGTGAACCGCTGCCCTTTGATTCAGTGATTTGTCCATCGTTAATCATGGATTGAATCTCAACCGAAAATTTAGGGTTGTATAAAATATTTTCCTTGATCCAATACTCTGATTTATTACCGCAGCATTCCCGCAAGTCTTTCATCGTCCAACTTCTACCGATGATTGATTCTTGCAGCTTATTAAGTAGCACTTGAGCCATGTCAGGTATTGGAATATTAACTTTCAGATTCTCCATCCTTTTTCCATCCTTTCTAAATATCTAAAACTAGTTATTCTTCCAGTTCCATTAATCGCAACGTGCTACATCACTTTTTCATCTTTCATTTCAATTAGTGGAAGATATCCATTAGTTTTTAACAATTCGTACAAGCCTAAACGTCCCTTTTGTGTCCATTTAGTATTAAGCACTGCTTTTTCTGTACCATCTTTACGAGAAACCATCTTTGTTTCTGAGTGTGTCCAACCTGTTCTTTGATATTTTGCATATAGTAACCATGTACCACCTTGTCGGTATTGAACACCCAATTTATGAAGCAATTTATTCATACCAGCTCCACTCATCCCATAATCCTTAGCAATTAGACTGATAGTCATTAATGCATCATTAGATAAAACTTTGTCGTAATATGAAACTTTAGGCTGGAATTCCTTAACCTGTTGTTCAGCAATTAATCTACCTTCACGTTCTTCTTTTAGTTGTGTCGCTAAATTAATAATCGTGTCAGGATTCAGCAAAGCCTCTTCAATCTTTTCATCCGTCAGATAAGCACCATGCTTGCGGATTGATGGCAGGACTTCTTCATAAATCCAATCTTGAAATGGCTCTGCTGTGGGAAGTTTACTTTGACCTGCTAGTTGATAAATACCCGGTTCACTAATCACTGTCATAGTTTGAGCTCCAGAGGGGGTAGCGAATCGCGACTCCCTTCTATATTTAGATTTGACGTGTTTATTGATAGCATCTTTGGTATTTCGATAACCAATAGCAGTTGCTACGTCTTTACCAACAAAATATGGTTCGTCATTAATTAGTACAGTTCGTACTTCGTTTCCTTCAAAGTTGAAATTTTGTAATTCATTCATATTGTTTTCCTTCTTTCGTGTGTATAATTTAGTTAAAGGGTGGTGATACAAGTGAATTCAAATGAAAAATTGTTAAATACGATAATTGAGCTTGCTGACGATAGTCGTCCGACCAATATAGACCCTTCAAAAGTTCGCAAAGCTTCTACTCTAAGCGATATGGATTTTGCACAATCTCTACTTTCGCTTGAAGGTTCAGGATTTATCGAACTACAATTTGGTAGTGATTTGTTGACTGATATTTTAATCTCAACAAAAGTTCCTACTAAGTAATATCAAGGGCGGTTCCATTAGGAACTACTCTTTTATTTTCCAATCATTTGCCATCAAATCGTTATCTCTTGGATTCTACCAACCAGAAATTTTTTCTCCATTTCTATATATATCTATGCATCGATTTGATTTAGAAACTTCAAATGTTAGTTGATCCCCTTCACTCTTACGGTAAAACTGCTTGCCCGTTTTAAGCGATTGCTTTACTGCTTCTTGAATATTCATATTGTTTTCCTTCTTTCTTGTCCTACATAGATAACATAGGGTAAAACTGATCGGTTCGAGCAAAAGAATATAAAATCAAATTTTATATTCCATATTTTTTGTGCAAGTATTCGTAAATCTCATTAACTAAGTTTTCAGAAGCACGTGTTACTGATTGCTTGTTTAATGACAAACTTACAAAACTTCGTGACTTACCAAACTTTTTAGCTAAGCTTCCTTGATTTTCTAAGCGTCGATTATTTGATAACCAAGCCTTGATTGCTTCTGCTTTGTTATTTGTTTCCATGTGAATAAACAAGTGAATCCCTCCTTTTTTGTATTAATTTATAAACTTTGTTAAGAATAATATTGCACATTTGTATTCAGTGTCGTACAATGAAGACGCAGTTAAATAAGCAATAAAAACAACTAAATCACGCCTGCCAGCTGATTGATTGGTGTTTTTAATTTGCTCTTTTTATTAACAATATTTCTTAACAAAACCAATTGTATATTATTGAATACATAACGTCAATACTTTTGTATTAAATTTCGTACAGTTTTGCTTAAGAGTTTTAGGAGATACTATATGAGAACATTTGAACGAATAAATGAATTGGCTAAAAAACGTGGAATTGGACTAAGGGCACTCGCTAGTAAAGCAGGTTTAGGAGAAACAACTATCTATGGTTGGAAGAAAAGAACTCCAGATTCTTCTAAATTAGAATCTGTTGCCAAGGTTTTAGGTGTTTCTGTAGACTATCTTTTAGGTAAAGAAGAAAAAACTACAAATAAAGATTATGATGGAGAAGTTGAAGAAGCTTTGAATTCAGCACGTATGTATCAAGGGAAACCAATCAGTGATGCACAACGTGAAACAATAAAAGGCATCGTTAAAGCATACTTAGATGCCCAAGATAAGGACAAATAATATATGGACAATTTGATTATGTATCTTTGTAACTATGCCTTTGATCATGATATTGGTTATCAGTTAGATAGAATTTCATACGATCCAGAAGATGCCTCTTTCTACTTAAACTTAACCAATACTGTATATATAAATATGAATTATAAGAATGAAGAGGAAATTCCGTTTCAATTTGCGCATGAGCTAAGTCATGCTCTAAATGGAGATAAAGGATCTAATAATTTTTGTTCAAATGTTTTTTACATTAGAGAAGAATGTGCAGCTAACAGACGTGCTGTTGGAATACTTTTAGAATATTGTGATTTAAATGGTCTAGCTTTTTATAATTCAACTGAATTTATGGACGCTTTTGGAATTCCATCCAAAGCAGGATATGTGGTAGATAATGTATTTGAGGAAAAAATAGGTATTTAATTAGCCCTACGTCCAAATACTGATTGACGTTAAAAGCTGTACAATTTGGAGGTTTATATCATGAAGCATCATAACAAAATGCTACTAGTAGGTTCAGTAGCGGCCGTTACATTTGGGATCAATACTTCGTTACCCTTAGTACCACAATTTGGGAATACTGTAACTACTGTTTCAGCCAAATCAAAAGCAAAAGAAGTTACTGTTGGACCGGGTACGTATACTGTTGGCAAACAAATCAAGCCTGGTCGTTACACTATTACTTCTCTATCCGGTTCTGGTAATTTAACTGGGGAAAAGAAATCTGATATTAATATTATTCTAGGAACCGAAGTTGATGACGACTTGGGCCAAGTAACAAGTTATACTAGTAGCTTGAAAAAAGGAGCTAAAATTAAAATAGATGGAATTGAGCAAGTTAATTTTAAACCTGTATCCAAACGCAAAAAGTTAACTACATTAGGTGCTGGTGATTGGGTAGTTGGAAAGGATATTAAAGCTGGACGTTACAAGATTAGTGCTCTTGAAGGAGCCGGTAATATTACTGATAGCGATGGAGAAATCAACGAAATTCTAGGCACCGAAAGTGATGAAGACTTAGGACAAGTTACCCATATCACTACTGATCTAACTAAAAAACAAGTCATCTCAACTGATTTACAACAAATTCAATTAACAAAAGAAAAATAGCTTTTTTTGAAACTCTATTGAAGTCGTTGGATTGTAAGTTTAAGTCCAAAACATGAAGACTTAAAAAGCTGTACATATATTGGAGTATTGGAGGAATTATTGTGCGTGTTAATTTAAAAAATCCAGTAATAAACCAATTTAAACAAGTAAAAGTTGGCTTTTCCTGGACTACTTTCTTTTTTGGATTGTTTCCCGCTTTATTTAGAGGCGATTGGAAATGGTTTTTCGTTATGTTAGTGGTAAATATCATTTTAGGTGTCCCAACAATGGGAATTGGAGCGGGACTTGTAGGAATTATTTTTGCATTTTTTTATAACAAATTATACATTAATGACCTTCTTTCTAAAGGCTGGGTACCAAGTGATGAATCCTCTAAAAGTATGTTATTAAGCAAAGGATTTACTACTAGATAACATGTAACTACTCCCACTCCGGTGACTAGATACAGTCCGACTCTGTATGTGGGAATTAAAAAAGCACTCCAAATTTGGAATGCTAAGGAGGTGATATTATGAGCGATAAAGAAACTAGAGTGGCTGATATGCCTGTACCAGATGAAACCAGAAGTATTGCTAAGCCTAGAGTTACTACTTCTGCAAAACCAGCTCCAACTCCAACACCTAAAACTAAAAAATAATCACATATGATTTAACTTTATTTTTATAATCTATAATAATAGAGTTTAAATCGTTTTCTTCATAAAGTCTTCTGGCAGTTTCAATGGAATAAATGTGTTCTGCTTGACCATAGAGTTCTATTTGTTGATTTCCTTGATCATCAACATTTTTTACCTGACCTGACGCAATATAATTATTATCGAAATCAAAGGAAATTAGGAATTGATCTTTAGTTTTATAATTTTGGGATAACGAGTGTTCCATCGTCCCCATACTATCATAAAGATTCATATTAAGTTTATTAGCTATCGTTTGTGAGAATTTGTTATACGCAGTGAATAACCAGAAATAAATAATGGTAATGATTATTGCACTGACGAAAATTGCGATAATACTATTATTCCACAAATAACTACTAAGTGTCGTTGAGATACCAGAATTGATTAACGATAAAATGATTAATGTCAATTGCCGATCAGTATCACTTTGGAAATTAAACAATCCGAATGGTCTTAGCACTATATATGAAATAAATCCGGGAACTAAATAAATTAATTTATCCATTTCTTTGCTCTTTTCTATATATTTGTATAATACAAGTATATACCGAAAGAATGTATTAATAAACAAAAAAAGCCACATCCCCACTCGCCAAAGTAATGGATGTGACTTAGCCCTAAAAAACTACTCTTGAGTAGCTCTTTTAATATATCCAATTTTACCATTAAAGGACTGCGTATCAAGAGAACGGAGGTTCGATAGGAATATGGCAAGTATCAAAAAACGTGGTAACAAGTGGCAAGTTAGAGTTAGTTTTCGTGATGAAAACGGAGAATTTAGAACCAAAAGTAAATCTGGATTTTTGACAAAAAAAGAAGCCACTATCTTCGCTCATGAATTAGAAATGAACAAAGAGAATGGCTTTGATATTAAACAGTCTGATATGCCGTTTGCTGATTATTTTTTTGAATGGTTTAAAACTTATAAGAAAGATTCACTAAGCAAGATTACAAGTGATCGTTATATGATTACGCATAGAGAAATTAAGAAATATTTCAAAGATAAGCCATTAACCGATATCAAGCGAACTGATTATCAACAATTTTTAAACAAGTATGCTAAAACTCATGCGCCTTCTACAGTTAAGAAAGTAAATAATATCATTGGGAATGCCGTACGTAACGCAGTATATGACGATATTATTCGTAAAGATATAACTCACGGCGTAACGGTTAATGGTAATAAAGACCGTGTTGTTAAAGTTGATTATATGAACGTCGATGAAATAACCAAACTTACTAATTATCTTATAGAGCACCTGGATTATCGTTTTACAGCCAATTACATGGTTTTGACTGCAATATTTACAGGATCTCGTATTGGTGAAATTATGGGGCTTACTTGGAAAGATGTTAATTTTGATTTTAAAACTATAAATATCAACAAAACTTTAAATTCAGCAACGGGTAAAGGTTTTAAACCAACTAAAAATGAAAGTTCTAACAGAATTATCCCTATCAGTGATACACTAGTTAACGTATTAAAAGATTTGAAAAATAAACAAAATGGTTCACCACGTGAATTAATTTACATAAGCCATCGTTCACACAATGTTCCAAGTTCTACGGGCGCAAATAAAGCTCTTAGAAGCGCTATGGATTTTCTAGGCATAAATAGACGTAACTTCCATTTCCACAGTCTTAGGCACTCTCATGTGGCTTATCTACTATCAATTGGCGTTGATATCTATGCAATCGCTAAACGCTTAGGCCATTCAGATGTTAGCACCACTATTAAAACCTATTCCTACCTGATAGACGAGTACAAAGAGAAGAACGATTCCATAATTACCAACGGCTTAGATCAGCTGGTACAAAAAAGCAAAACGATTTAATTAAGCAAAAAGCTAAATAAACCATTTTGCACATATTTTGCACACACGCCCTGTAAACCCCTATGTTAAAGCATTCTAATATGCCACAGACAAGATTCGAACTTGCACATAGTTGCCTATACAGCGACCTGAACGCTGCGCGTCTGCCAATTCCGCCACTGTGGCTTAACAAACACATTTTACACCTCCCCTTATTAAAAGTGAACAAATATTTTTTCTTTGTCGCAAAATGAGCATATTTTTACTCTTTATCAGTATTATTAGCACTGGAAATGACCACAAATAAGATATAATATCAATAAATAAGATATAATAGACACAAGGAGTTGAGATGACGTGGTAAACACATTCCAAGCTAATCGGATCGTTAAATGTTATAAATCCAACGACCTCTCGAAACCTTTCGTTGGAAAAATTAGCGATGTGATTGATAATAATGCAATTGTAGACATTCTAGACTATGATCCTAGCGACCGTTATGCCGCTTATAAAGTTAACTATACCGTGCGGGTTAAAATTTGTGATATCGTTCCCCTCGAAGTTAAACGCCACACCCAATAA